ATCTTCGTCAAGCAGGTGAAGATGCCCAAGGCCGAGTTCATCAAGACCTTCCCCAGCAACGAGGGCAACCTCGAGTGGGCGAACGAGCTGGGCCGCAAGCGCCAGAAGTGGTCGCCGAACATCAAGGCCTACAAGGAAGCGATCGACGGCGAACAGGAAAAGCTCGCCTCCATCGAGCACAAGCTGTTCCTGCCGCTTACCGACATCAAGGAAATCAACCGCACCATGTCGGTCGGCGAGGCCAAGGCCCGCCGCGCCAAGAAGGAAATGGTGGAGGCGAACCTGCGCCTGGTGATCTCGATCGCCAAGAAGTACACCAACCGCGGACTGCAGTTCCTCGACCTCATCCAGGAAGGCAACATCGGCCTGATGAAGGCGGTGGACAAGTTCGAATACCGCCGCGGCTACAAGTTCTCCACGTACGCCACCTGGTGGATCCGCCAGGCGATCACCCGCTCCATCGCGGACCAGGCGCGCACCATCCGCATCCCGGTCCACATGATCGAGACGATCAACAAGCTCAACCGCATCTCCCGCCAGATGCTCCAGCAGTTCGGCCGCGAGCCGACGCCGGAGGAACTGGCCAAGGAAATGGAGATGCCGGAGGACAAGATCCGCAAGGTGCTGAAGATCGCGAAGGAACCGATCTCGATGGAAACCCCCATCGGCGACGACGAAGATTCGCATCTGGGCGACTTCATCGAGGACACCAACGCCAGCTCGCCGATCGAGTCGGCCACGGAAACCGGCCTGATGGAAACCGTGCGCGAAGTGCTCGCCGGCCTCACCCCGCGCGAAGCGAAGGTGCTGCGCATGCGCTTCGGCATCGACATGAATACCGATCACACGCTGGAAGAGGTCGGCAAGCAGTTCGACGTGACGCGCGAGCGCATCCGTCAGATCGAAGCGAAGGCGCTGCGCAAGCTGCGCCATCCGAGCCGCTCGGAGCAGCTGCGTTCGTTCCTCGATATCGACTGATCGCTTCGGCGTCTGCCTGAAAACAAAAAAGCCCCGCGAAAGCGGGGCTTTTCTTTTGCGCCGGCGCCGGAGAATCAGCCGCCCATGTCGTAGAAGAACTGTTCCTTGTCGATCTTGCCGTCCTTGTTGACGTGATAGACGCAGATCTCCGTCATATTGACGCGGCCGTATTCCTTCATCGTCACGTCCAGCGTCATTTCCATGCTGAACCAGTTGCCCGCCACCACCGGATCGCTAACGTGGCCGCCGTGCACTTCCACGATCGACGCCTGGAACTGGCGCCCCTTCTCGAAGATGGCATCCAGGCCCTTCACATTGCCCAGCGCGCCACCCGGGGAGCCCTCCGGCTCGATGCTCTCCGCATCCTTGGAATACAACTCCTTCTGCGCATCCTCGTACTTACCCTCGCGACACAACTCCACCAGACGCTTCGCTACCGATTCCGTGCTCATCGTGCACCTCCGGGGTCAAAGGGCTTATGAGCCTACGCCAGCTGCGATAAGTCCGGATGTGCCGGTGGGCGGGGTTGCCGGTCTCGACGGTCCCCGGGTGCGCGGCTAACATGACAAGCTGTTGCGAGACCGGCCGTGCAATGCGGCCGGCCAGCGTCAGGGCCTATAGCTCAACGGTTAGAGCAGGGGACTCATAATCCCTTGGTTCCAGGTTCGAATCCTGGTGGGCCCACCATCCATTGCTCTCAGAGCATCTCACAACATCTCGCCGCCGCACCGAATCCGCAATAAATGGCCTATTTCATGCCTTTCTATGTCTCACATTACCGCAAGTCTGCTCACTACAGCGCATGAAGCCCGGTGGTACCTTTGGTGGTATCACTGTGGCAGCATTCGTGAAATTGGCGAGATACCACCAGCGGGATCGCAGGTGGCGCAGTAGGAGAAAGAGATGACGGAGTTGACTGTGCTGGCCGCGCGAAGTGCGAAGCCGCGCGACGCGATGTATCGGCTGGCAGCGGGCAAAGGCCTCTACCTGCAGGTGATGCCGAACGGCGCCAAGTACTGGCGATTGAAATATCGGCACCTGAAGAAGCAGCCCAAGATGATTAGCCTGGGCGTCTTTCCGCAGGTTGGCTTGGCCGATGCCCGTACCGAGCGTGATCGCTTACGTCTACTCGTCGATGCAGGCATTGACCCAAGTACGCAACGTCGCGCCGATCGCCTTGCACGTGAACTGGCCACTGAGAATAGTTTTGAGGCTATCGGCAGAGCCTGGTTCGCCGAAAAGAAAGGCAGTTGGGTAGAGAGCTATGCTCGCGGCGTAATCAGCCGCCTCGAGAACAATGTCTTTCCGTGGATCGGCACATTTCCCATCACCGAGGTCACCGCGCCGCAGATTCTGATTACGATGCGGAGGATCCACGAGCGGGGAGCTACCGAAACGGCACATCGTACTCGTAACTACCTCAGCGAGATTTTCCGCTTCGCCATCCGCAATGGGCTTGCAGTACACGATCCTGCTGCCGATGTCGCGGGAGCCATTCCTGCAGCAGAGACCGTTCACTTCCCCACCCTCACTGAACCTTCGGATATTGGTGGATTGCTGCGTGCAATCGACGGATACCGTGGCACACATATCACCCGTTACGCACTGAAGCTATCGCCGCTGGTGTTCACCAGACCCGGTGAGTTGCGCTATGCCGAGTGGTGTGAAGTTGATTTGGCGAACGGCGTGTGGACCGTACCTGGCGTGCGGCTGAAGATGCGAAAGGCGAAAAAGGCTAAGGCTGAGCCGCATATCGTGCCCTTGAGTAAACAGGCTATTCAACTACTAAAAGAACTCCATGCACTGACTGGAGCGGGGCGCCTCCTCTTCCCCGGAGAGCGATCTTCCGATCGCCCCATGTCCGAGAACACCGTCAACGCCGCCTTACATACGTTGGGCTACAAGGGGAAGATCGTTGCACATGGATTTCGCCACATGGCGAGCACTGCGCTCAATGAAGCAGGTTGGGACGAAGATGCGATCGAGCGCCAGTTAGCGCACAAGGATAGGAATCGCATCCGTGGCATCTACAACAAAGCTAAGTACCTCACAGAGCGACGGCAGATGATGCAAGCGTGGTCTGACTATCTGGATCGACTACGTCAGGATGATGGGGCTACGAAGATGCGACGAACTAGCAAGGGCAAGAAAGCAGCAGCGATGTAAAAAGGGGCACCCGCGCATTGCGCCAGCGCCCCGATAATCAGCTGACCAGAGCCAACACCGCGTCTGCGTGGATCTTGAGACCGCCGCTGACTATCTCCGAGCGACCTTCTTTGATGAGAAGCCCGCTGGACTCTAATTGGTTTAGGTCATCGCCCTGCCGCCGTGCCCACCGCGAGCCAGCCTTGCTCTTCAAGTCTGCTCCAAGCCTTCCGCAGGTGCTCAGGTTTCATCAAGGCATGCTTACGGTCGCTCCAACCACGAACCATCGATATTGCATCGTCAGCATTCTTTGCTGACTGCTGCGTTGCGACCCAATGTACGGAGCTCAGAAGCTCCAACCCAAAAGAGTCTTCATAGCCATCGATGAGTGCGGCCACTCGCTCCATTCTCTCGTGTAATGGGGCGTCCTTTTCTACAACAGCTCTTGCTTGATCAGCGGCATCGCCTACCAGAGTAATAGCCTTTGTAGGCGTGTCTTCACCAGCACCATATCCAGAGGTGTAGTGCTGCTCCAACCGCGTCAGAACGTGCCTCAGATTTTGAGCATACGGTCCGTAGATTGCTTTGGTGTACTTCAGCCTGAGTGGCTCACCCGACTCCTGCAGGAAGTACATTAACTTGTGCACCTCCAGCAAGCTGACTATTGGATCAAGCATCCCTTGCAGGTATCGCTCCACGAGCATTACTAGAGCAGCCTGACCGGAAGTCAGCGAACGCTTCTTTGTATGGTTTGGCATGCTGGATGCCTCTGGAACGCCCGTAGGCCCATAAACCAGCACATGAACATCATCCAATCCGCTGAAAGCTGACTGGATCATCGGGTACACATCTTCCCACCTTAGGCCACCGTAACCGCAACCCAGCGGAGGAATGGCAATCGACTTAATTCCCAGTCTTTTCACAGTAGAAACTAGATCTACTAGGCCGCTCTCTATGTCCTTAAGGCGGCTCTTCGCTCGCCAGTGACCTTTTGTCGGGAAGTTAACGATCCAGCGAGGCCCTTCCGCTAGACCTCCTAGGTCATGCACGTCCATTGAGCCAAGCTTGACTTGTCCTGTCTCACAGGCGCGTTCGTAGGCACGACACATCTCCGGATATGCCTGCTTGAACTGCAGAGCAATACCCTTACCCATAACGCCTTCAGTGTTGACAGTATTTACCAAGGCGTCGACATTAGCCTTTAGCAAGTTACCTTTCGCGATTTCTAACATGTCAGTAGTACCAGCTCGGATAGACAGCAATGCTTGGGACATGCGTTGCTCCCTGTAGAAGCTCTCTAAGCGCTGCTTCGGCTTGGTTGTTCAGGCAACCTATGTGTGAAATTCCTTCCCAAGGATAAGAATCCTTAACAAGGAATTCGGCCATTTTTTGATGAGTCTTGCCGCTCCACTGATTGGAATTGATAGTCGCCCAGTCCAATGTATCCAACGCTTGTGGAGCTGCCATGAATGATGTGTGGTGCGCACCTGCATTGCCGTCGCTTACTGCCCAAGGCCGCCCCAAACCCATGGCAATCTCCACGGTGCTTACCAGGTGCACGATGGTGCACTGGCAGCCGGGCTGCCTACCCGTCTTGCCTTTGTTCACCGTATACAGCATCGGACTACGAGGGCAGTAGTAAAAGGGGACGAACTCGCCAACGAAAGCATCGCCGCAGCAGGGAACTTGGATCTCGGTCAGCCGGCGCTGCTTGATGTGGCTGTAACCAATATTGCTATGCGCTTTGGCATTCATGACCTTGTCGGACTGAAGTCCTCCGGCAGCCAGAATTCCCGGCAAGTTTGCCAAGTCAGTGATGTGATAGATCCATACGGGGTCCGGCCTTCCGGTCATAGCCATCCTAGGTCATGTCGTGTAACACCGGGCGGGCTGAAAATGACGCTAACTCACTGATTCTAAGGGTAACATTACCATAATTCGGCGGATATCGCGAGACCCTTCGAAGCCTAAATTATAGCTTTATAGCCTATTGTCGGATCGTAGCTATCGTAGCGGGTACCCCCCGCCGAACTAGGTCAGCCGAAGGTGGCCGACATGATGGTGGTCGCCGCGCAACACGCCGGCGACCGCGGCGCTACCTCAAGTTGCTATGACTACAAGCTTGTCGGCACGCGCTTTCAGCTCGCTGCTGATGATGTCCAGCAGTTGATACGCAGCATCAGGCTGCAAAACATTGAGGCGCATGCCTTCGCAAATACCGGTGGCCACGACGTCGAGCGCATCAAGGCGTAGTCGCAGCGCCTCGAGTTCGCGAAGGAGGTCGGGGGGATGGCGGTCCGGTTCGATCATTATGCTTAACTCCTTAAGTGACTCACGAGCGGTCGTTGCACCGGCATCCCTGCGCAGCCCAACGAGATCGCAAGTTCTTTCGAGCAATGTTCGGACCACCCTGTCAATTTGTTGGCGCCGCTCGCCTCAATCACCGTTGGAGCGCACTACCGCACCGCGCCGGAACACCCAGCACTTCACCGTCACGCCCTGGCTATCGCGCACCGTGATCTGGCTATTGACGCTCTTATAGGCCACGAATTTCCGAGCGCGGCTCTCAGGCAACAGGCGCTTCAACTCAGCGAGGCCGGGTACCTTGCTGATGCCGCGTTGCGACGCGACCGCCATGAAATGCGGCAGACTGACAGCGATCAGTTCGTCATCGCGACTATGGTTCAGGCGCGGAATGCCCTCGCCTTCGCCGTCGAGGAAATCGAAGAGCTCCCAAAATTCCTGCACCGTCGGATGGTCGGCGTTGATCGCCTGCTGTCGCGCCACGGCCAGGCGAGCAGTGCGACCCACACGATCAATGGGTTCGCCGCAAAATCGGTGAGGATGATGTTGAGCGTGTACGCGCACTCGAACGATAGGCCGGGCACGTAGGTCGCATGGAGCGAGCCCTTGTCGATAAAGACAAGGAAGCGCTCCGGGTCTCGAGCGAGATCTGGCAGCGCGGCGACGAGCGCGGCGCGCAGACTGTCGGGCTTCCTCATGGCTCACCCCCGCTGTTAAGGCGCACCCAGTCCTGCAGCGCCGTCAGCTGTTCGGCGATGGCGTGGCAGGTGGTGTAGTTGTCGACGACGGTGCCGGTGACGGTAGAGAGCGCAAGGCCGCTGGCTTGCGCATCAGTAGCTCCGGGGCGATCGGGCACTGTGGCCGTCGCAGTGGCGTCATGGAGGCGCACGAAGCCAGCAGGCACGATGCAAGCAGCATCAGCGGACGCGGGGACATAGACAGGGACCTTCTGCAGGATGGTTTGGCCTTTCTCGCGCACGATCTGCACGCGATCGACGTACCGGGTCACGATGCGTTCGCCGTCATTCTGGGTAGCCAGCTTGCCGGCCAGATCGCGCGAGCGTTGTTCCGCCGAGACCGCGCGGGCCTCGGCGTTGTCGATCCGGTCGGCGGTGATCGTGTGGTAGAGCCACAGCGCGCCGAGCAGCGCGATTGCGAGCAGGCCTTGGCGCAGGAGGCTCATGCCGCGGACACCACGATGTGACGGGCATAGGCGCGTGCGAGCTTCGCGTCGTACAGGTTGTCGGCGTAAGCGGGGCCGTTGTAACGCTTTGCGAAGGCCGCCCACTTACGGCCGCGCAGTGCCTTGTGTAGCTCGGCATCGGCCTGTACGAAGCGAATGAAGGCGCCCAGGTGCTCGGCCTCGCCCGTTGCAAATGCCACCGCCATCGCCGACGCGCTGGCATAACCCAGTGATACGGCGTGATAGCCCATGATCTGGAAGCGCCCCCAGCTGCAGGCTTCCATGGCTGGCTCCCGGGCAACCGCCGCCGCCTGGGCGAGCCGCATGTATTCGGCCGCACCGCCGACATAGCCACCGCGCTGCTGGCTGAGGATCGATTCGGGCACGTCCAGCGCGGCCGGATCGATGCCAATAGCCACCAGGCGGCGCCAGAACACATGCCGCTCGAACAGGATCACGACACGGCCATCCGCCAGAAAACCACCCTGCGGACTCTCCACCTCGATCACCGCCTGCAGCGCCGCGACCTCGACCCCGAGCTGGTCAGCTGCCGAGGTGATGTCGGCCTGAGACAACGCGCGAGGATCGGAGCGGCCAGCCAGCGCCCGCTGCGTGCGAGGTCCGGCGACGCCATCGACGACGAGACCGGCATCCCGCTGGAACTGGCGCACCGCGGCTTCCGTGGCCGGATCATAGAAGCCGGCGAGCGCGACCGGGACGCCGGCGGCGATGAGGCGCGTCTGCAGGACGGTAACGTCGGCCCCGTGATCGCCGGCGCGGAGCGTGCGTGGTTCAACGGTCATAGCTATTCCGAAGGAGATGGGCGACGTTGCCGCGAGCGCGCAGGCTCAGCAGGCACAGCACCAGGGCGATGCCCGCATCACCCAGGTGAATCGCCGGGGCCGGATACAGCCCGAGTCCGAGCTCGAGTGCCGTCGTGCCGGTGGAGACGATGAGGATCCATGCGGCGGCGCTGATCGCAGGCCGGTAGCGCGACCCGTCGCGTCGATAGAGCAGCAAGCGCAGGCAGGTGGTGGTGTTCGCCACCATCATCACGAGAGCAAGTAGCGACGCCATCAGGAGCCCCCGCGCCGAAAGACTCGGGTGAGGTCGATGGATCCGACCCGATCCAGCAGCTGCACCGTGACGGCGACGATCAGCGCTGCAGCAAGAAAGGCCGCGACGCCGGTCTGTTGCAGATCGAAACGCTTGGCGACCTCGGGCGCGGCCAGGTAACCGGCGATCCAACTGATCGCCAGGTACATCAGGCGCTTCGGAATCCCCAGGTCACGTGCGTGCAGGGCCATCAGCGCGGCGCCGGCGAAGGCGCCGACGATGGCGTTGCCATCCATGCCGGGCAGCAGGCTAGCCACACTGACGCCCGCCGCGGCGAAGCCGGCGAGTGTGGTGCTGGTGGTGGTCGGTTCGGCCATCAGGATTCCTTGGGGTCAGGTCCAGAGCTGCACGAGGCTGGTTTCCACCGGCGTGCGCATCACGACGTCGGGCAAGGTCACGGCGTAGCCCGTCGGCAAAAAGGGGCCGACATCGGCCAATCCGGGGTTCACGATCAGGGCCGCTTCGGTCACCCCGGCGGTACGCCCCAGGGCACGCAGGCACAGGGCATCCAGGGTTTCGTCTTGTCGCGCCCGGACAATCACAGCAGCTCGACCGTGGCGCGCGGACGGCCGAGCAGGTCGCGGATCGCGTACCGAGCGAGGCGGCGGTAGTCGTCCGCGGTGGACTCCACCATGTCGGCGCGCCGCTGTCCGGCGCCGGTGGTGTCGATATCCCGGTAACGCTCGGCCAGTTCCGCCTGGGCGGTCGCGTACACCGCGCGGCGATACAACAGCACCAGGCGAGATTCGCCGGCGATCACCTTGCTCGGCACGTCGGCGAGGGAGGTGCGGCCAAGGGCCTGCTGCTGGTGCTGCCAGGCATCGAGTTCGTCCTCGACCGAGGCGATCGCAAGGCTCACGCATTCGACCAGGCGCTCGGTCGTGACTGTACCGTCGATGCGCATCACCGCGCGCGCATTAGTCGGGTCGATGGCCGGAAACCAATCGCCGGAGGTGATGGGGCCAAGCGCGGGCGCAGGCGCCGTGGCAACAAAAGCGTTCATGGGCTCTCGTGAATCAAAGGTGCGGCGGTGGTCGGTGGGTCAACGGGCGGGAGAGAGTCGGCCGGTGCCCACCGAGCCGCCGCGGCGCTCGGGGGCGAGCTCAGGTTGCGGGGGCCAGCTGCTTGGTCAGCTTGGCGATTTCGGCTTTCAGGCCGAGCCGCGGATTCAGTTGCAGCGCACGCTGCAGATGGTCGAGGGCTTGAGGCGGGCTGACCGCACGAAGGGCCAGGCCGATGGCCCGATGCAACTTCGCGCGCACCTCGTCGGGCATGTCACGCCCTTCCGTCAGCGCACCGACGCGTAGCAGATCGTCGATGGTGACCTGGCCGCCATCGGGGAGGCCGGCGCGTTCGGCCACTTCCTCCACCACCAGCGTGGGCGGATCGCGCTGATAGTGCTCGGGCAGGCGTAGATCGTGTTTCAGCAGGTGCGCGGCCATGTCCAGCGCCTGGCCGATATCGCCGGTGTCGATGCTCCACACCATCACGGTGGCGAAGACGTCATCCTGCACCGGCTGATCGGCCTCCAGCACGCCGCGGATCCACGCGGCGTACTCGGGCAGGCGCTGCCGCTTGACGGCGATCTTCTGCTCGATCGACTTGATGTCTTTGAGCACGCGTTTGTCTTCGGCCAGCTTGGCGCGCATAAGCTCGTAGGCCGAACCGCCGGCCAGGGACGGTTCGCCGTTCTCCGCGGCACGGGCCGAAGCCCGCGCCGCGAGGGTGCGCTGTCGATGCAGTTGGGCGGGGGACGGCATGGCTTAGGCCGCGCCGCCCGCACCGACCAGCGCGATGTTCTCGATCAGGCAGCCGTGGCCGTAGTCCTCCACGACATACGCATCGTTGGAGCTTTCGTAGTTGGTCACGCGCTTCCATTCCGGCTCTTCCTTGATGTAGCGGCGACGACCACCCTCCTGCCAGTAGATCGACAGGTTGTCGTAGCTGGTCACCAGGATGGCGTTGCTCGGGAAGAACGGCACGCCGGCCGCGGCCTGGTTGCCGACCCGGCGCTGCGCCAGGATGAGATCCGTCGCCAGTACCTCGGTCGACGGCTGGTCCCGATTGACCAGTGGGAAATACTTGTCGTGCAGCAGATCGCGACCGATCAGCACCACCAGGTCGGAGGCATCGCGATACCAGGGATCGATCAGGCTGGCGACAGCGTCATAGACCAGCGCGTCGAGGTTGGCGTAGTCGCCGTCCTTGCCAATCTGGATCTTGCCGGCCACCTTGCCGCTCGCCATCACACGATCCGGTGCCTGCGTGCGGTACTGCTGCAGCCAGCCGACATTGACGTCCTGCAGCATCGGGTTCGTCGCGCGATCGGTTTGCTTCGCGACGGTGGTGCCGTTGAAGCCGATGGTCATGCGGTCCAGTGCCTGGCGCTTGAGGATGGCGTCGCGCACACGGGTCTGGAAATCCGGGAACTTCGCCCAAGAATCGAGCTTGGCGTAGCCGAGGAAGGTGTCGTACTCCGTGTCCGCGCAGCTGTAGCGCTGGTCATCCAGGCCGCTCAGGTCGCGCGGCTGACGGGCGCCCTTGGTGACATCGGTGCGGCCGGCGATCGGGCCGGAGATCGACAGACCCAACTTTTCGCCGACCAGCTCGGTGACCGGGGCGATATTGATGCGCGAGAGGAACGCGCTGGATTCCTGCATCTTGGTTTCCAGCCGCTGCTGGACGCTGGGCTCGACGCTGAAATGCACGGCGGTGCTGTCCACCCCGTTGAGGGCGGCGATCTGCTGGGTGTACTGGTTGAAGACGAGGCGGGTGTCGTTACGCATGGGTCAAGCTCCGGAGACGGGCGCGAAGGGGAAGGCAAGCGGGAATGGCGTGACCGACTAGCAGTCGGTCTGCGCGGCACGGTTGCCGCCGGTCGCCGCGGGACGCCGGGGCGTGGCCTCGGTCTGGCCCAGCTCGGTACGCAGCGCCGAGAACTCGGTTTGCGCGGTGGTGGCGTTGCGCTCGAGGGTGGCGAGGCGTTCCTTTAGCGCGGAGAGCTCAGTCACCAGCGCCGTGTCGCGCTCGGCAAAGGACTCGACCACCGCGGTGAGGCCATCCATCGCCGCAGCGACGTCCGCCAGCTGCGCGTCGCTGGATTTGACCTTGGTGGTGAGCTTGGCCAGGCGCTCTTTGATCTGGGCGAACAGCGCCACCGCCGGGGCCGGTTCGTCCTCGAATTCGATCTCCACGGCTTCGGTGGCCGCCGTGAACAGGTTGTCCGGTGACTGCTTGCGGGCGGTGAACGGGCTGATCGCCGGGTTACCGGCGGCGAACTGCATCATGTCGGTACCCAGGCTCGCCGGGCTGTCGGTGATACCGAGGCCCACCAGGTAGGCGCGACCCGTGTCGGCAAACTTCGGGTTGACCTCGATGCTGGGATAGATCTTCTGCTTGGCTTTTGCCATCGCGACGAGCTCGGGTGTCGGCTCGATCTGCGCGAACAAGGCGATCTTGCCTTTGAGATCGCCCGTGGTGATCTCTTCGGCCTTCACCGCGGTCACGTCGCCGTACGCCTTGAACGGGCCTTCCGGCAGGAGGCCGCGCAGGTGTTCGAGGAAGATGCGCGCGCCGTAGGTGTTCGGGCTGTAGTTTGCCGCGATGTCCTGAATCCAGCTGCGCTCCATCGTGCGGCCATCGGTGGTCGCGCCTTCGACAGCGACGCGGAAAAACTTGCTCTTGGCCATGGGAAAACCTCGGTGACGTGGGCGCCGTAAAAGGCGTGTCCATCGTCGGCACGTGCGCGCACAGCGGCAACGCGACGCGGGTGTAGGAGTGGACTCATCCACCCACGTGGACCCTGCAAAAGTGAAGCGCTCGGCGACGATGCCGCCATGCTTATTTCGCCTCCCGATGTCGATCAGCGCCGCATGGCGCGTGCGCTGTATTGGCAGGGATGGCGCGTCACGGACATCGCGCAGGAGCTGGTGATTCCGCGCACGACGGTGGAGGCGTGGAAGACCCGCGATCAGTGGGATGCGGCGCCGGTCATCGAACGCGTCGAGACGTGCATCGAAGCACGCCTGGTGCAGTTGGTCTGCAAGGACAAGAAGACCGGCGGCGACTTCAAGGAGATCGACTTGCTCGGCCGTCAGATCGAGCGAATGGCACGGGTGCGTCGCTATCAGGAGCCCGGCGGCAATGAGGCCGATCTAAACCCTAATGTCGAGGCGCGTAACGCCGGCCCGAAGCGGGCGGCGAAGCGCAACGAGTTCTCCGAGGAACAGGTCGAGCACCTGCGCAAGACGTTCCTCGGCTCCCTGTTCGAGTATCAGCACCTCTGGCATCGCGCGGCGGATGAACGCACGCGCATGATTCTCAAGAGCCGCCAGATCGGTGCGACGTGGTACTTCGCGCGTGAGGCGCTCTATGACGCCATCACCACCGGCCGGAATCAGATCTTCCTGAGCGCCTCCAAGGCGCAGGCACACATCTTCAAGCAGTACATCCGGCAGTTCGCGATCGAAACCTGCGAAGTGGATCTCAAAGGCGACCCGATTGTCCTATGGAACGGCGCGCACCTGTACTTCCTGGGCCAGAACGCCCGCACCGCGCAGGGCTATCACGGCAACTTCTACTACGACGAGTTCTTCTGGACCTGCAATTTCGAGGAGATCAACAAGGTCGCCTCGGGCATGGCCATGCACAAGCAATGGCGCAAGACGTACTTCTCCACGCCCAGCGCCAAGAGCCATCCGGCCTATCCGTACTGGACCGGCGAGCGCTACAACCGGCGCCGCCCGAAGGATCAGCGGATCGAGATCGTCACCGCGCACGAGGCGTTGGTGGCCGGCTTACGTTGCGGCGACAAAGTATGGCGCCAGATCGTGACGATCGAGGATGCCGAGCGCGGCGGCTGCAGCCTGTTCGACATCGACGAGCTACGCACCGAGTACACGCCGGACGAGTTCGCCAACCTGCTGATGTGCCAGTTCATCGACGATGGCGACAGCCTGTTTACGCTGCGGATGATGCAGGAGGGCATGGTCGACAGCTGGGTTGACTGGACCGACCTCCAGCCCTTGGCAGCACGGCCCTTCGGCCATCACCCGGTGTGGGTGGGCTATGACCCGTCGCTCGGCAACGGTGGCGACAGTGCCGGCCTGGTCGTGGTCGCACCGCCGCGCACGCCGGGCGGGAAGTTCCGCGTGCTCGAGCGTCACCGCTTGAAGGGGCTGGACTTTGAAGCCCAAGCGGAATTCATCCGAAAAGTTACCAAGCGCTACCACGTGACCTATATCGGCATTGACTGCACCGGCATTGGCGCCGCCGTACACCAGCTGGTGGTGCAGTTTTTCCCGCTGGCAAGGAAGTTCGTCTACTCCGTCGAGCTCAAGGCGCAGATGGTCATGAAGGCGCAGCACGTGATCGGCAAGGGGCGCCTCCAGTTCGACGCCGGATGGACCGACTTCGCGCAGTCCTTCATGGCGATCCGCAAGACCCTGACCGATAGCGGCCGGCACGTGAAATACACGGCTGGTCGGTCGGAAGAAATTGGCCATGCCGACCTGGCATGGGCCTGCATGCACACCTTGATCAATGAACCGTTGGAGGGCGCCAATGGGCGCAACTCCGGCTTTGTGGAGATGTTCTGAATATGACCGAGATCAACAACACCCCGGCGCGCGCGGAAGCCTTCAGTTTCGGCGATCCCCTGCCGGTGCTCGATGGCCGTGACGTGCTCGAATACATCGAAGCCTGGCGCAACGGGCGGTGGTATGAAACGCCCGTCTCCATGAGCGGCCTGGCCCGGTCGTTTCGGTCGACGCCACATCACTCGAGCGCGATCTATGTGAAGCGCAACATCCTGGTGTCGTGTTTTAAGCCGCACAAGCTGCTCAGCCGCGAAGCGTTCTCGCGCTGGGCA